CCTGAATTCCTTGAGCATCATAAGATAATTCAATAGGTGCAACCTGTGTTGGGAATACATCATAGAAATGATACTTTCTTAATGTCTCTCCGCTACGATCAAGTTGGAATACAAATGCGTCTGCCTGATAGTCTGCTGGATTAGTTGTACCAGTATTATCAGAAACTCTGTTAATTGTGTTCATCCATTTCTCAAAAGCAGATCTAATTGCAAAATCTGTATCGTTGATTACTGTGATTGTCCAAGTATCAAATGTACGATCACCAGCAATTTTTAAAACCCTACCTCTGAATGGTACTTCAATTGGAGCAACGTTAGATGCAGGTAAGTTTGCTGCTTTGACTAAGAATCTTGCCTTATTCAAAATGTCATTCAAACCCTCTACACTTACTGCTTGTGGGAATGCAAGTTCACATTCAAAGAGATTTGAACGTGCACCGCCACCACTAAGTTTACTCTTGAAATCAGTAATCTTTCTTAATGGAGGTGGATTTAGTTGGTTTCTTGTAGCCATGAGTTGTTACTTCCTTAAGTTATTAAACGTTACCGATTACTTCTTCAAAGGATACGCCAGTTCTTGTAGCGACAAAGGTTAGACCAATGAAGTTGATTGAACGTGCGGGTTTAATGAAGATATCTGCGACAAACTCATTATTGTCTATTACAGATGCGGTGTTGTTAGTTTCGTCACATATGACGACATAATCAAATATTCCTCGTTTTGCTTGAACATCACGTAGGAATGGTTCAACAATATTTACAAAGTTTGTTCTTGTAATTTCATCGTTGAACTCGAATAGTTGATCTCTAGCAGCAGCTGAGATCGCATCTTCAAGGAATATGAATAAACGACGAACGTTTATTCTATCAAATGCAGATGATTTTCCAAATCCAGTCTTATCACCGAACAGGATGATTCCATCACCTGGTTGGAAAATTACTGGATTCACTCTATTAGTGTAGAGTTTGTCTCTTTGTGCTTTACTAGGATTATACGCTAGTTTAACTGCATTGAGGATTGCACCTCTAGAATTTCCTGCTGGTGAGAACCAAGGGAATTGTGTTAGATCATTTCTAGCACAAGTTCCTGCGATGTCTCCGTTTAGAGGAACATAACGGAATGTATCACTAAATCTATCGTACATATATTTGTATCCACTATCGAATACTCCAAATGTTGTAGATGTTATTGGTGAATAGAAGTCAACCACTGAGTTGGTGATTGCAGAATCTCCATTCACAGTCACTGTTCCAACTGTACCATCATTAATAAATGTACCTCTATTAGGTGATATGAATGCAATTGCATCCTTCCTTTGTTCAGCAACAGCAATTAATTTATTTGCTTTTGCCTGAACTGTTTCTTTAGTTCCTGCCCCTGAACCCATAAGTATGAAGTCTACCTCAAAGTTCTCAGTATTTTCAAATAATTCATACCCAGTTGAAATTTCGCCAAGAGTTGAAGTTAGAGCACCAGTGGCTGAAAGATCAGTTCCACCATCATAGTTTTTACCACCACTTAATGTATAAGTATTGCTTCCAGATCCAGCGAATGATATGCCTTCAGCATCCTGATCCCATCCTATGTCTGTTGCAACAGTAAATCCTGAACTAAAGTTCGTTGCTACCACACCTGCTGGAGCTGATCCACCAAATACTTGAGTTGATGTATTATAGAGATACTTTCTCCAATACGCTGTGCTACCCACAGAATATTCAGCATCTTTTGCTTTTGATAGAGAAATATGTTTTTCTAAGATTGTACCAGCGTTACCAGTTACCTCTCCTTTTCCATCAATTACAATAACATGAATCTCATCAAATCTTGCGTTTCTTGCAGCAGCGTAGGATGAAGTGCCTGGTCTATCAACAATTGAGTTCCATGTTATGGTTGATCCAGCACCAGTTAAGGTTAATGTCTGCTCACCAAACCAGTCTATCGCAGATGAGATTGTTGTTGTAATTCCTATGGTTGTACTAGCACCAGAAGTGTCTGTAATAATACCGATTGAACCTGTGCTACTAGTTGATAAACCAGCAACATCAAAACCAGTCTTAAATCTGTATATACCAGACTCTGTATAGTCTACAGGAGTTTCTGTTCCTGCAGCAGATACATGAGATACTACTTTAACACCAAACTTATTGTTACCCAATTCCTGAGTTATAATTCCTTTTAGGAATCCATCTAAAGATGATGTTGATCCAGCTCCTACAAGTATAGTGTTTTTTGGTACTGTTTGTGTAACCCCAAGTCCAATCATACCTGATGGTGCTGGTTGTATTGTGTTTCCAAAACCAACACCTGCTGTGTTAATACCAACAATCTGATCTGCAAGACCATCAATTGTTGCTACTCTAATACCATTACCCCATGAACCAGGATTTCTGGTAGAGAATGTTACACCTGTTATAGTGTTATTATCATAACCTAACTGGTTATAATGATCTGTGCTTTTTATTTTTATATCACTTGCACTTCCTGTAAATGCATTTTTCATATGGGTGTCATCTGCTCTCACTACCCTCATATTTCCACCATATGCTAGGTAAGAAGAGGCGACTAACCAATCTTCATAATGCTTGTCTGTCTCGTATGGTTGACCAAAGTTGTTTAGTAAGTCAGACTCATCTGTTACTAAAACTGGTTCTCCGACAGGTCCTTTAGCAAAGGGAGCAACAAGTGCACCAATTGATCCAGAGGTAGCGTCTACTCTACCAATGGTTAAATCAACCTCTCTAACTACGATACCAGGAGATGCTAAATTTAACGCCATCCCTTACTCTCCGAATCTCAGATTTATTTAAAATTATTTATTCAAAAGGGTATTTTCATTGGGGAAACAGCACATGAACATTACCAATCAGGATAATACCACTCTTTTTCTGTTTTATTTGATTTTCTTTTCTTCACAATTCTTTTAATAGTGCATATCTTACATTCATAAGAATAGGCAGATGGAATATCTCCTCTGCCCTTTCTAGTTAAATAATATCCATCAATCAAATCTTTTATTTCACCACATACTCTACACTTTCTCTCTTTTAGTAGTATATGCTCCAGATCAAACTGATCATCTAAGTCCATTAGATACCATTCCAGAAGTTATCAACAGGTTGTGCGTTTCTTGATGCTATGTATAATGCTACATTACAAAAGAACCATAAAATATTTGTTACCCATGCCTGTCTCCAACAATATTTTCTGTTTGTTTGCACTATAAAAAGTTCTTCCTCAGTTCCTGTATTTTTTACAAACTGCTCTAATATCAATGAAATCACAAAACCAATTGCGAAAACATAAAATAAAAGATTTAAAAAACCTGCGTTAAAAAGTAAAAATGAAATCATCTGTAGTCCCACATATAAGAGCGATCACCATATTCATCAGTGTGCCATAAATCTCCGTCTGAGTCAACAAATGTTTCGTCATCCAGACCATCTGCTATAAAACCGAATGGAGCCATATCCTGCTCAATTTGATTCTTTTGTTCTTCATATATTCTCTTTCGTATATCATTATCAGTCATCTCTTTAAAATAATCCTGTGCAACTAACCAAGAAAATATAACTAAACACATTGCTAAGTCATCATTACATCCCTCCTCTGCTTCAAATGAGTTATGTTTTTGAGCGAATGTTGTAAGTTCAGAGATAATCTCATAGTCGCAGGTTAATAATTTATCATCTTCAATCAGTGTTTTTAAATTACTGCATCCTAACTTTTTGACTGCAGCAGTCATTCTAACACCTAACTGAGACTTCTTACCTGAGAAACCCTGACCAACTACCTGACCATTTCTACCCCTCATTGAAGCCATCAATAGATTATCATACTCAAGATCATATTGCAAGATGCTTGCAACTTGATCTCCGATATCATTTACCTCAATCAAAAGAAATGCATTATTATACCCTTTCGCAACATTATGGATAATATTTGGAAACAACATTGGTTTAATTTCGTTGTTTCTATATTTTGCAACCACTTTATATGGAAACTCAGTAATATCAAATACGATAAATGCCGAATAGTCATTTCCCAGTCCACGAGCAACGTCAACTGTAATCATGTAATTATGCTCTTTGATAGCATCTTCATAGATATCCAGACCTGCATTTTTTGTTATTGGTGCGTCATATATTAGATTTCTTA